ATGGAATGTCTATTTTGCTTATGAGAAATACTGTAAATGTATCAGGTCTAGGTAATAACCAACAATTTGCAGATTGTTTTGGTTTGCAATCAAGAGGGGGTGGTGGTGGAAACACTTATTGGACTTCTGAAAATGGTGCTAATGGTTATGATACAAGTGTTTCTCACGCACTTAATGATTATGTCCAAGTTGCTTTTAAAGATGGAAAAGTTTGGTTTGGTATAAATAATACTTGGATAGGAAGTGGTAACCCAGCAACTGGTGCTAATCCTACTTATAATAAAATATCTGGACAAGATTTTAGATTTTTGATTAGTGTATATCAGAATAATGTACTAGAACTTAATTTTGGACAAAGAAGTTTTGCATATACCCCACCGACTGGCTTTGTGGCTTTGCAACAGGACAACCTACCAGAAACAGCTAAAGGCATAAGTGGATTAGTGTGGATTAAAAACAGAGATGCTACTGACAATCACCAATTATATGATAGTTCACGAGGTAAACAATTAGTCTTAGCATCTAATGCAACAAATGTTGAATCTACAGTTACAGATGGACTACAAAAATTTCTAGCTGGTGGTCAACAAATTGAAGATAATGATGCAATTAATACAGCTGGTGAATCTTTTGTAAGTTGGAATTGGGTAGCAAACGGTTCAACTACTTCAAGTAATACTGATGGTGCAATTACCTCAACAACCCAAGTCAATTCTACGGCTGGCTTTTCAATAATTCAATACACAGGAAATGGTGTTGTTTCAAGTATTGGTCATGGTCTATCTATAAAACCCAAATTTTTTATATTAAAATCAACGTCTATTGCTACTAGTTGGGTTGTATATCACGAAGATATAGGTGCAAACTATGCTTTGTATTTAAATTCAACCTCTGCTAAATACAGCGCTGTAACCACTCCTTGGAATAATACAACACCAACATCAAGCACTATAAGTTTAATGAGTACAGGATATAGTGGAAACAATTCTGGCGAAACTTATATAATATATGCTTGGCACGAAGTTGATGGCTTTAGTAAATTTGGTAGCTACTCTGGAAACGGCAGTGCAGACGGGCCGATGATTTACACAGGATTCCGACCTGCTTGGTTAATGATTAAACGAACAGATTCTAGTACTGGTGGTAATTGGTCAATAATTGATAGTACCAGATACCCAACAAACCCAATAGCTGCACCTTTACTTGCTGATACAACAGACCCAGAATCGGGTCTTTCATCAATAACTATGGATTTTCTATCACAAGGTTTTAAAATAAGAAACACTTTAAACTCTAATAATAATTCTAGTGGCTCTTATGTCTACATGGCATTCGCCGAACGGCCTTTCGTTGGAGATGGTACAAATCCAGTAACAGCTAGATAAATTATGATAAATATGATATACAAAAGAAGGAGATAAAAAAATGTGGGCAATAGTCAAAGCAAGTCAATTAGTACAATTGGTATCAAGTCCTAAACCAGTGGTTATCAATGATATAGCACACCCTAAAGAAATTTTTATTCATTGGAAAAAAGATGAATTAAAAAAAATAGGTATATATCAATTTATTTCTGGCACACAAGCTGATTCTCGATTTGAAAGTGGAGGAGCTGTTTCGTATGCTGTTGATGATGATGCTGGTACAGTTACAGAATCAATAACAAAAAAAAATAGAAAATTAACAGACACAAATGAAGTTGATGAAAATGGCGATCCATTATTAGACGAGAATGGAGATCAAGTTGTTACTAAAGGATTAAAAAGTATGTACAAAGAACAAATTAAATCACAAGCATCTAGTTTGTTAGCATCAACAGATTGGATGGTAGTCAGATATGCAGAAGATAATACAAAGACAATCCCAACAGAAGTATCCACATTTAGAGCAAGTGTAAGAACAAAAGCTGATGAAATATGCACAGCGATTGATGGATGTACTTCTATGGCAAAATTAAAAGCATTGTTTGAATCTACTTATAATGATGATGGTTCACTTGATACAATAGCAAAAATGCAAGATTTTCCTACTAACGATATTAAGGAGTATGAAAGATGATGTTAACTAAGCACATAGTGAAATTTGGAAATTTTTTAGTAAAAATACCTAAAGCTACTAAAAGAGTTTGGGATTTAGCTGAAAATCGCTGGGGTTACAAAAAATGGCAGGATTAAGTGTAACAACAGCTCCAACAAGCGAGCCTATCACAAGAGTAGAGGCAAAATCCTTTTTACGAGTCGATATTAGCGATGATGACACTTTAATTGATAATCTTATTCAAGCAGCACGAGAATTTTGTGAAGAATATACAGGAAGAACTTTAATCAATACAACTTATAAATTATCTCTTGATGGTTTTGTTGAAGATAATGTTCCTATCAAAGAGGGCTTATATCAAGCACCATACATGAATTTTTATAAAAGGTATATTCCTTTAGCAAGACCTCCTCTTGCCTCTGTAACCTCGGTAAAAACCTTTACAGATGATGATACAGAGTCGACCTTTGCTTCTTCTAAGTATTATGTAGATACACAAAGAAATCCAGGGAGAGTTGTATTAAGAGATGGTGAAACATGGCCGACAAGTTTACGAGTTGCCAATGCAATCGAGATAGTATATGTAGCAGGATATGGTTCTGCAGCTTCAAGTGTGCCAAGTGCCTTAAAAGTAGGTATTAGAGAACACGTTACTTACTTATATGAACATAGAGGAGAAGTAGAGGCGAATCTTAAAAACTTTCCATTAATATGCAAACAATTATATCAACCTTATAGAGTTTTAAACTTTTCAAACAATCCATTTTCTAATTCTGGAGGATACTAATGCCTGTTGGTAAAATGAGGCATAGGGTTAATATCCAAACAATAGCCAGAGTTGCTGATAGTATGGGTGGAAATGCTCATTCGTTTAATACTACTGTAGCGGTATGGGGTAGTGTAGAACCCATGGTAGGTAACGAAAGAGTAGAGGGTGGGCAAATTGAATCAAGGCAACGATATAAGTTTACCTTGAGATATAATTCAAATCTCACTGTAGATGATAGATTAAATTATGATTCTAAAGACTTTAGAATACTTTCTATTCAAAAGAAATTTGATATAGATAAATATCAAGTTGTTATTGCAGAAGAAGGAGTAGCAACGTAATGGGTGTAAAAGTAAATATAAAATCTTTGAATCCTAAAGGTTTTCAAAATTATACAAAGTCTCTTGAAAAAAAAGTAAAAGACAAAATTAATATTGCTGGTTTATTAGTAATGAATACTGCAATAGATTCAATTAGAGGGGGTGGTAAATCTGGATTAGTTTATGAGAAATATAGCCCAAGAAGAACTCATAGAAGTAGTGCTGCAGGTCAAGCACCAGCTTCTGATACAGGAGTTTTAGCTAGTATGATAAGTCTTAATCTCACAGAAAATAATATGGTTGCAGAGGTGGAATCAAAAGCAAAGTATTCTATTCATTTAGAATTTGGTACACAAAATATGAAGGCAAGACCTTTTATGCAACCTGCCCTTGAAGAAAACAAACCAAAAATTCTTAGAATGTTTGCGACTGTAAAAGGAAAAGCTAAATGAGTTTACATTCTAAAAATCTTCAAATAGCAATATTTAATATATTAAGTGGTGATTCAACACTCGATACTTTGATTGGTAATAATCGAATATATGATGAAGTGCCTCAAGGGTCTGCTTATCCATATGTTGAAATAGGAGATGAAACAACAATAGACAATGGTGTAAAAGACAAAGATGGACAAGAATTTACACAAACAATACACATATGGAGTAGATATAGAGGAAGCAAAGAAACAAAGGAAATAGCAGAGAGAATATATACTTTATTGCATAATAGTGCTATAAGTGTAACAGGAGCTTCATTTGTTAATTGTCGTAATGAGTTTTTTACGATATTATTAGATGATGATGGGTTGACTCGACATGGAGTTATGAGATTTCGTGTTGTAGTCTTTGATACTTAACTTTAACAAGGAGATAAAATATGGCGGCTCAAAAAGGTTCAGCCTTATTAATGAAAATAGGTGATGGTGCATCCCCAGAAGTTTTTACAACTA